CGCATGTCCCCCGATTAATAGGGGGGGAGGGGGGACGCATGTCCCCCGAAGATGAGTATTTTGCGCCGAATTTTGGGAACGCGTTTTTTCTCCGAGGACGCGTCAGTTGAAACCAAGCATTTGCCGATCGTCATGTATTCCGTTTCCAGCATGGTTCGGATGAAGTCGTAAATTTCGTGCAGCACGTCTTCGTTGCACTTTCCCACAATGAGGACGCTGCCCGTCCGGAAAATCATGAAGGAGATTTCATAATGCGCCTTTGTGTCGTTGCACGATTTTTTGTGCTTGTTGGTCATCGTCGTCGCGTCATCAATGGAATGCGCCGGTTGCTGCCCGGTTTGCTGCCCCACGCCCACCCCCTGCACGTAAAAGAACTTGCACTGAATGCCCGGATACGAGCACGCGTCGTAGTTGCAGTTGATGCGGTACTTGTATTTCAGCAAATTGTACAGCGCGTCGCGGTTGATGTAATACCCGCACTTGAAGTTGGAATTGATGAGCACCGTTTCGCACTGGTCGCGCTGAAAATCCAGGTGGTCTCCCACGATGGGCCTTAAAATTTGAACCAGCAGGGTCTGCACCTTGTGCAGCATTGCGTCCGTTTTTAAGCCCGGTATTTCCAGTTTTCCGGTGTTGAACACCTTCACGTGCATTTCCTTGAAGTTGTGGTGCTCGTCGTCTTCGTCCACAATGCGCAAAATCACCACGAAGCAGTTGAAGAATGCCCGTTTTTGCTTGATGCGGTAGCTCACAATGTCCTTCTTGCAAAGCCCGATGCTGATTTTGCGCTGGTCCTTGAATTTGATGCGCCCGTCCGGATTTTCAATGTGCTCAATCACGAACTCGTTCACGCACGCCACTTCCTGCGTCAATTTGGCTCGCATTACTGCCAATTCGTCCGGGTCGGTCGTTGAAAACTTCATTTGTTTTTTGATGGTGCCCTCCCGTGGAACGGCGTATTTCAACACCGGGATGTTCCAGAACACGGCATGAATGTCAATCGGTTCCGTTAAATACGATATTTTTGTTTTGGTGCTCACGTAAATGGGCGTGCATTTCGGCCGGGTCTCGTCCGTCAGTGTCAGCGCATCGGATTCGGGGTTCTCGTTGTTACTGTCATCGTGCACGGCCAATGCATCGTCGGCCAATGCATCGTCGTCATCGTCGTCGTCTAAATCTCGGGATTCCACCACCCACGATTTACACGACGTCGCCTTTGCTTTTGCGTTCGCGTTCGCGCTCGCGTTCGCCTTTGCTTTCGCGTTTGATGGAGTATCCGCGGCGGCGGAATCCGAATTGGTTAAAAACTGCTGCCATTCCAAATCAAGCGCCATTGCCATTGCGATTGCCATTGGCTGCGTGGTTAAACTCATATTAAGCTTGTCTCTTTAAGTTGAATTGGAATCAATTCTTTTTGAAAACATGGTCAATTGGGCGACCCAAACCATTTTGCAAAATTCACAATAAGATAACGCGTCAAGTGATCGGGGTTGCATTCCGCGACGTGCATTGCATTTTCCACCTTGTTCAACAGTTCCGCCGTTATGAGGGCGGGGTGGTTGCGTATTAAATGATTGATGTAGCTTTTCATCATGTTTTTGCGATCCGAATTGCAGTGTCGGCTCAGGTGGTTTATTTTATCGCAAACCCGGCGGACGACGTCATCGCCCCCTGTTTTTAAATCGTGCGTGATTTCATCCCACGCGGAGTCGGTCATAATGCCGGGGTGTTCCGGCCCCGCGTGCACGTCCTGGTTGGTTTGCATGTAGTTGATCATGCTGCGAATGTCGGAATTGAACTGTTTTTGGATGGACCGCAGCATTTCGTCGGACAGGTTCAGCCCTTCGCTCAAGCTGACCTTCATCATGAACTGATGGATTTCGGACACGGGCAATTGGTTGAACCGCATGCGCACAAATTCGGTTTGCAGCGCTTCGTCAATGCGGCTGATGTAGTTGCATATCAAGCAAAACCGCACGTTGTGCTGCGAGTAGGCGTAGTTGTAACTGTTGAGCAAATGCCGCAGCGCCATTTGCGCGTTCTTGGTCATGTAATCCACTTCATCCAGTATTACGAATTTTGTGCCGGTTCCGAAGAGAGATTTGGTGGTCACAAAGCTGTTGATTTGAACGCGGATGATGTCAATGCCGCGCTCGTCGGAGGCGTTCAAATGAATCATGAGGCCGCTGTTGACATGCTGCATGGTTGCCAGTTGGTACTCGTTCACCAGATTCATGATGGTGGTGGTTTTTCCCGTGCCGGGCGGGCCGTAAAACAGCAGGTTGGGGAAGTGCCTCGTTGCAATGATGTTGCGCATCATCAGCTTGTTCAGCGGGTCCAGCACAATGTCGTCAAACTTGGTTGGGCGATATTTTTCCACCCAGGGGGTTGAATTGGATAAATTGGAATTGGGCGTCATTCAATGAATTATGTAAGCATTTGAATGTGTATTTATATTGATATTTGCGAATTCATACACGCCCCCCCTCATTTTACAATTAAAGTAATTAAAGTAATTAACGGAATTACCGAATTAAAGTAAAAATTGATGGAATAAAATGTGGATCCCATTTTAGAGAAACATGCATCATACAACGCAATCTGTAATGACCACGGGATATTTGGAATTGGCAATCGGACCCATGTTTTCAGGAAAAACCACTTGGCTGACCCGATTGCATAAGCAGTACACGTATTGCAACATGCGCGTGGTGGTTGTTAATTTTGCGGGAGACACGCGATACGCCGCGGCTGAAGACGCGCTGCTTTCCACCCACGACCGCACCATGATCCCCTGCCTCATGTGCTCTACGATTGAGGAACTGAAGACGAAGCACGCCGATGAAGTGGCCGCGGCTGATGTGCTGCTCATCAATGAAGGGCAGTTCTTTGGCGACATCATGACGGTGTTGCAGTTCGTGGATGCCGGGAAGCGCGTGTACATATGCGGACTGGACGGCGACTTTGAGAAAAAACGCATCGGCGCGTTCTTGGATTTGATCCCGCATTGCGACAAGGTGTGCAAGTTGACGTCGCTTTGCAGCATTTGCCGCAACGGCAAGGAAGCGATTTTCAGCTTCAGAACCACGCGCGAAACCGACCAAATCGTGATCGGAAGCGACAACTACCTTCCACTGTGTCGCGCATGCTACCAAATGGAAACCGACAAAAAATATAATAAAACAACTTAAACTGTGTTCGCACACTTTATCATACAATTAAACTATACCTTTTTTTTAATGCAACAAAAACGAGCGACCAAGGCCAATGCCAAGCAAGCGGCAGTAAGCGCAGCGGAAGTAAGCGCAGCGGAAGTAAGCGCAGCGGAAGTAAGCGCAGCGGAAGTAAGCGCAGCGGTAAGCGCAGCGGTAAGCGCAGCGGTAAGCGCAGCGGAAGTAAGCGCAGCGGCAGTAAGCGCAGCGCCCGAAAAAAAGAAAAGAGAGCGCAAACTGCCAGCACCTGCTCCTATTCCTGATGCTGCGCTTACTTCCGATGCGCCAGTTGTTCCATCGGTTGATGATAATGCATTGATTGAATTGGTTGTGCCGTCCGCACCTAAAAAAAAACGGAGCAATAAAAAACAGACGCAAACAACGCAACCAACACAATCCGCACAAACAACGCAACCAATACAATCAGCGCAAACAATGCAACCAATACAATCCGCACAATCCGCACAATCCGCACAATCCGCGCAAACAACACAATCCGCGCAATCCGCACAACCAACACAATCCGCACAATCCGCGCAAACAACACAATCCGCGCAATCCGCGCAACTGGATATGCTTGATGCCCCAGTTGTCCCAGTTGTCCCAGTGTGTGCTCACAAGAAACGCGGAAGAAAACCCAAAGGTGGAAAGGTAATTCAGCAGCTAGTGAATGCATCCGCGGCAATGCACGATGCGCCCAATATAATTCTCCATTTGAAATGCAGCGCGTCTGACATACCAGGCTTGAACACCGACGCATCCGTCAAGCCCGGAGACGTCGTTTCGTTCAATGATTTGGAAACGAAGGGCGCCGATTTGAACGAGTCGTATGACGGAGGCAATGGCGCGGTCAATTTCATCATGAGCACCGCAACCAATTCCAAAAAACCCAGAACCACGTCGGACGCGCTGGTTGCAACAAATTCATACACTTCGTATAACCATTTGAATCACGACGGGGACGACGACGACGACGACGACGACGAAACCGGATCCAACGACAAGAATTTAAAGGACATTTGGAAGAAATTAAATCATTTGAAGCTGTGCTTTCACAAAAGCGATGTGTTTCAAAACATTGGGGCCGGCACCCGCCGCTCCTGCTGTTTTTGGGACACCTGCGAATTTGACACGCCGCCCGTTTACATCCCCAGATGCATTACGGCAAACGGGGGGCACAGCGTGTACGGGTGTTTTTGCAGCCCCGAGTGCGCGCTGGCCTACCTCATGAACGAGGGCGTGGACACGTCCGTCAAATTTGAGCGGTGCCAGATGTTGAACTCCATGTACGGACGGGCATTGAATTACGAGAAGAGCATTAAGCCCGCGCCCAATCCGCAGTACATTTTGAACAAGTTTTACGGCAACCTCTCCATTCAAGAATACCGCAAGCTGTTCAAGAGCGAGCAAATCATCTATGTGGTGAACAAGCCGCTCACGCACATCCTGCCCGAAATGTACGAGGATAATAACGATTTTTTGCTGAACAACAAGGTCATCCCCAACAACACGTACAAGTTGAAGAAGAAAACGAGCGGCGGTGCCAGCGTGACCGCGTTCGGCTGAAAAATAACATTAAATCAAAATAAAATATTTACAATATAGTAAATATGCCAATACCAGCCTCACAAGTGCGGTTGCCGCCGGGTCCGGACCGGGATGAAGCGATGCGAAAAGAGTATAGGGAATGGAAGAAGAGGGAGGAGGAGAGGAAGGAGAAGGAGAAGGAGAGGCGATCCAGCCAACCAACCGCAACAGCAAGAGCAACAGCAACAGCAATAGAACCAAATAGTCGCGAAGCATTTGGTAAAATGTATCCAATACCAGAAACACGCCCAGATGCATTTAGAGTTTTAAAATTGAACCCAAATGCAAACCAATCAGATATAAAAACTATAAAAACTGCTTACACAAGAATTTCCCGTTCAGTGCATCCTGATAAAAACACTCCAGATGAACAAACACGCCTTGAATGCACCGCTAAACAACAACAAGTGCAGGCGGCATATGAGTTGTTAATAAAACCAAAAGGTGGAAAAAAACGACGCACTATGCAGAAGTCCAAATCAAAAAGGTTGAATAAACACTTCAATAAGTCTAGGAGGCACACGCAGACATAAATATAATATAAAAAAATTGAACATTCTGCGCCTGCCGCGATGAAGGATGCATGAATGATGGCACACATGACCGCTTGTTCCGCAACGCTGTCATCCCATCAGCGCCACGTTCTGCGCACGTTGCTGAACCAAGAATCTCAAATCGTGGACCAATGCAACGCGCACTTGTCCCAGTTTTCACACATGATGAATGAGCTGCAGTGCATTCATCATGCTGCCTCCGATCCGGATGAACGCGCACTCAAACGCGACGAATTCATTCGCTCGTGTGCGCGGTTGGAATGCAACATGAACATGAGCAGTTACGAAATTGTTCCCGGTGCGGTGCAAATTGCGATGACGTGCGAGTGCATCTGCCTGCAAGCCGCGTGTTTTCGCGTGCTGTACAAATGGACCCCGCACTTGGACAATTTGCGAATGAAACTCTTGAAAATCAAAACCATGTGCGCGAGACCGGGAGTAAGGACAGGGGGTGAAACATGCGCGCGCATTGAAAAAACCGTGCAAAAAATTCTAAAACTAAAGGCGGCTTCTCATCATTATAATTGTGTCTGATCCGGATGCATCAATCTCAAGGGTATCAAGGAAACGAAGTATGCCGTATGGGTCTCTGATCTCATATGATTCGCGTATTTTTTCATGGACGTCCTGAATTGCGGCATTGCATTCAGTATGATTGTTATTATGATTGTGTTGCATTGTATTGTGGTGTGTTGTGTTGTGTTGTTTTTATTTTAATTTCTCTCAATGATACATAATCATATAATCATGTCTGAACGAGGGCTAACCATGGTGGTGCATTCTGTTGTGATCGGGGTGGCCTTGTACGCAATCATGCTCATGTTTTTGAAGCAGTCTCCCGTCGTGGCGGAGAACCGCAGCATTCTGATTGCGTCGTGCGTGCTCATTTACATGATTGTGTATGGGCACGGGCTGCCCGGACGCGTCAATGCGCAACTGTAGAACGCGCAACTGTAGAACGCGCAACGCGCTAATAATATGCAAATATGCAAATATGCAAATATGCAAATACTTTATTGCATATGTGCTATATGTGATATAACGTGCGTAGGTTAGCCCGAGTCGTTGACGTCTTCGTAATCCAGCGCGCCCCCGTCGTCCGCATCGCCGTAGTCGTCGTCTACCGGCAGCGCGCGTAGGCTGTTCTCTTCGGCTTCAATTTGCGCCGCCTCGCGCTCCGCATCCCCGTCCACGAATATTTCGCGCTGCATGTCGGACACGAAGTCGCGCCGGCTCAGTTGCCGTTCTTTGCGCAGCTGCTGCTCCATTTCATCGCGTTCGCGGTCGTAGGTGTCTTTCACGTACTGTCGCAGCCCCTTCTGCATGCCCACGTTCCAGTCGCCGATGCGGTGGTCTTTAAAGAACTTCTCGGTTTCGCGCTGCTCCTTCGTCATGGTGTCAAACCCCTCCACGATGAGCTCCTTCTCCTTGTCCTTGGTGCGACGCACGCGCTCCTTGATGGTGTCGGCGTTCATGTCCACCGCCGCGCGCTCGTCGTCCACGATGTCGGCGTACGCAAACAGCAGCTCCACGATTGTTTTGGCGACCACGGTGCGCTCTATTTGCAGGATTTGCACTTCTTCCATGACGCCGGTTGCGGCTTCTTCGGCGCGCAGCGTGCCGGCAATGAGCGCGTCCTCTTCCACCGGCACCGTTTCTTCAATGAGGATGCCCTCGTAATCCACCATGCGCGTGCATTCCGCCAGCAGTTCCAGAAAGTAGTATTTGTACAGCAGGTGCACGATGCGACCGTCAAACACGGAAAACGTGGTCGGGGGTTTTGATGTTTGCCGGGCGTCAGCTTGCACCGGCGCTTGCATTGGCGCTTCCGCAAAAAACGGGGTGATGCTCATCAAGCGCATGAGATCCCGAACCCGGAGCTGCATGGCCTTCAGCAGCGGCGCCAGCTGCCGGTCGCCGTAAAATTTATTCAACCCCGCGTACGTGCGGCCAATGATGGCTCGCACGTCGTCGCTGTGTCGGCCGCTCAGCCCCCAATGCGCCGGCACCTTCACGCTGGCCGCGTCGCGCGCCACTTGGTTGCAAATCATGGACGGGAACACGTCGGCCAACAAGCGCATGCAGTTTTTCGTGAACTGGATGGCGCGGCCCAGCGTTGCGTCCTCGGATTCAATGGCCGCGCCCCGTTTTTGCGGCGCAAAGTCCATGAGCGCGCCGAATGCGGTTTTCAGTTTGGCGCGCTGTTTTGCAAAGTTCGGCACACCCGCTTTATTGCCGTCCAAGAAGGTCCCGATTCGGGCCCAGCGGTCGTCGCACAAGTTGCTCAAATACGATTTGAACTCGCGCATTTCGGGGGTTTCTTCGGACAGCGCCAAGTCGTACGTGTCCATCAATCCCAGCACGTGCGCCTGCAGCTCGGTCGGAAGGATGCTTGCGCCACTGCTGCTGCTGCTGCCATTTGATTGCTTTGATTGCATGTCGGCCATCATGTCGCGCAGTTGCTGGTCGTTGGACCACTCGGGTTCGTTGAGACGGATGGGCACGATGTTTTCGGCGCCAACGACCTGCATCATTTGCGCAAACGCTTCGCGCGTGAAATTGACGCCGCGACGTTTCAGCTTTTCAATTTGCGTGGCCGTCGTGTCCGACGCATCAAACACGTCGGGGTCGGGTTTGTTCAAGCAGAAGAGCTGGAGCTGCGGCGGAACGGGGCGCTGGTTGCCGTAATTGCAGAACGCGGCAAACGCCATGTAAATGGTGCGCTCGTCAAACTGGGGCGACAGCGGGGGGAACGCGGGCTTCGTGGATTTGGGGTCGTACAATGTGGCGGCCTGACCCAGCTGCACGATGCGGCGAACGACGGCCTGCGTTTTGGCCGCGTCGTCGTTGCATTCCTGGATGCCGGGGCGCTGGCGCACGAAGAACTGCAGCGTGGTGCTGTCCGTGGGTTCCAAGCAGCACGCATTCTGCAGGAACGGCACGCCGCCCTCGGTCTGCGGCTTCAGCAGCAGCTGCGTCTTAAATTTGCTCACCACTTCTTGCACCAGTTGCTGCATGCCGAGGGAGAAGTACATGACCTTGGCGCGCAGCACCCCGAGCTGGTCGGCGGTTTGCTCGGTCTTGCCGCGCCGCAAGTTCTCGTCCAGCTGTTCCATGAACTGCGGGGACACTTGGTTCGTCGCGGGATTGACGACGCCGCCCAGCGGTGGCAGAAACGCGGTCATGCGCCGGATGTCCAGCTCCACCGGCACCAGCTCCTCCGCGCGCTCCTTCAAGTACTCGCGTTTGAGCGCGATCAAGTCGCCGATTTCGCCTTGCGTGACCGCGTACTTGTTCACGTACGTCTTGATCCGTTCGGCAAGGGTTGCTTCTTTCAAGTCCTTTACGGCGCTCCACGGCTCCACGGATTTGCTCTTCAGCTGGTGCGCAATGCAGGCCACGTAGCGGATGCCGCTCATGTCTTCCTCGCCCAGCAGCGGGTAGCCCATGAAGGACCGCACGCACCCCGGCTGCGTTTTATTCGTCTTGAGCGACGGAATGGCCGTTTGAATGGCCACCGTCAAAAACGCGAGCGCGCAAAACAGCAACGACGTGTTCATGAACTCCTTGAACGAGGGGGGGCGTTTTTTCTCCAGTTCAAACTTTTTCTGTGCCAGTTTATTGTACTGCTCCTCGCTCACCAGGGTGGAATTCAGCGCGGCCATGGTTTTTTCTACGATGAATTCGCGCAACGGGGTCATGTCCACGCTCAAGTAGTTGCCCATGGACGTCACCACGTTGGAAATCATCACGGCGCGCGGGTTGTCGTATTTTTTGGGCACCGTTGTTTTTACGGCGGCTACTCCCCCCCCCGTGGGTTCTTCTTCCGCGCCCGGCAGCATGCCGCGGAACTCGCTGCCCTCTTCCGTGGCGGATTCCAGCATCGTGATGACGTATCCGCTGTGCTTGTCCACGACGGCGTTGCCTTCGTCGCTCATCTCGCCCTGCTCCCGGCAAACGGTGCGCAGCGTGGATTGATACGACGCCGCGTCAGCCATGAACGCCGCCGCCAGCCGGCGCAAGAAGGACGGCATCAACTTCACTTCGGTTTTAACGCAATAAAGCCAGTGCGGGTCTTCGCTCAGGCGCTCGTTCGCCCCGCGCGTGTACCGCTCCACGAAATTCAGCACGTCGGCGCTGCGCTTCACCAAATCGGACTGCCCCAATATAATTGTTTTCAGGCGCTCGTACGGCGACTGCACAATGTCCTGCAGCTCGTCCGCGCCGACTTGGTGCCGTAGCTGCGCGTCGTTGTATTTCGTCATGCGCGCGTATTTCATGTGCCGCAGACGCGGCAGCACGGCGTCGTAGTAATTGAATTTGCCGTCAATGCGCTGCACGGTGCGTTCCCGGTTGTCGTCCACGCCGGCCTTGAATTCCGCGTTCATTTCGGTCAGCAGCCCCTCTTTTACCGCGTCGGCGGCCAAGTCGTAGTCCATGCACGTCTGATCCACGGTGAAGCACTTTTCCTGCACGTTGCAGAAAAAGGCGGGGTCGTGCATGCTGACCCCCGCGGGAATGTTGGTGTCGCGGATCCACTGCTGGTTCTTGCGCACGTAGTACAGGTGGCGGTTGGTGCCGTCGGCGTTGTCCAGCTCAATCACGGCGTAGTGGCCGTCCTGGACGGGGCGCTCCCCCAGCAGCATGGCCTCCGCCTCCACGCCCGCCTGGCGGTCGTCGGGCACTTTCAGCTCGCGCTTGATCTCCTCCTTCAAAAACAGGACGAACTCCTCGCGCGGCATGGCCTGCTGCTGCGACTCGTACTTCTTCAAGAACTCGTAATCGGTGCGGTCAAATTTGCGGTCAAACGCGATGTTTACGCCGTTGTCGTCCTCCAGCTCGTCGGAATCCCCCAAGTACTGCTTTGCAAGCACGATGTTGGCGCACTTGTTTTGCCCCTCCTCCTCTGCCTTCCGCTTCTTGAACCGGCCGGTTTGCTGGTTCAGCAGCGCCCCGAAATCAAACGACGTGAGCAGCTCCACGTTCAGCCTGGCAACCGCGCACATGTAGAGCCGCGCATTGTCGGCCACGAGCATGCGGTGCAGCAACTCGGACGGGGTTAATGCCCGGCGCAAACGGACTTCCGCATCGGCCGCATCCGCGCGTTGAAACGCGGTGTCGCCGCCAATGTTGTACTGCTCCTTGGAAAAGCCGTACGTCTCGCACACGCTGTCGCCGTTGCTGTTGCCGCCGTTGCCGCCGTTGCCGCCGTTGCCGCCGCCGTTGCCGTCGCCGCCGTTGCCGCCCTCATGGTGCGCCTTGCCGCTCACCAGCAAGTTGTACAGCACCGACATGCCCAAATGAATGACGCCGTAATTGTGGGTGCGCACTTTGTCGCACTGGGTCTTCAGCAGCGCGTAGTTGCGCTTGTGGTCGCGAATGCGCTCGCGCAAGAAGCCCACCATGTCGCTGTATTGGCGATGCGTCAAGTCGCGGTGGTACACCATGAAGGGCTCCAAGTAGTCCACGATTTCGGACAGGGTCAGGCTGCCCACGAGGTGCTTCTTGACGAGGTCAAAGAGCACGCGGGTGCGCGGCACCACGATGCGCAGGTACTCCGCGTACCGGTCGGCATCCGTGATTTCGCGGTTCAGCACGTACTCCTTGATGTCGCTCAAAAAATCGCGCGAATTGAACGCAATGTGCTCGTCCAAGTCGTCCACGGTGCGCGTGCTCATGCGCGTGGTCTTGCGCAGCAGCTGCCAGTAATTCAAGTTGTGCTGGTTCAGCCGCGACTTGTCCAGGATGTTGATGGTGTGCAGGTTGATGCGCGAATACGCCACCGTGGGCTCGGGCAGCATGATGAACGACTTCAGCGTCAGCGTGTCGGCCGGCGTCATGGGAACCACGTCGGCCGTCATGCGATTCGCGGTCATGGAATTGGCTTGCAGGCGCGTCAGCCCGAGGTTGTAGCGCTGCACGACGAAGCGGCGGGTTTTCAGCTCCTCGCCCGCGACCACCGACGATTCCAGCTGCCCCAGGTTGTCAATGACGGCGGCCAAGTTGTCGCGCACGGCTTCGCTCGTCAAGTAATCCTCCTCGTATTCGGGCGGCTCAAACGGCGTGCACTGGGTCGTGCTCAGCTTGTTCATGTAAGCGGCATACTTGTCGCCGCCGTTTTTATAGGAGGCAACCAGCTCCGCCTGATCAGTCAGCGTTTGAGCCATGGTGATTTGCACCACGTCTTCTTTGGGAGAGAGCGACAGCTCTTCCATTGTGGCTTCTTCGTTCACGTACGTCTTCTTGCGACACACCGCCACCGGCAGAATCCAGTGCAGGCGCTGGTTCAATTTGCGCAGCGTGTCAATGAGCGGACGGTGGTCGGGGCCGTGCTTCAACGGCACGTGCGCATTCCCGCTGCGGTCAAACGTGGAAAACTGCTCGCGCAGCTGCTTGAACCGGGTGATCAGCGCGTGGATGCCGCTCAACACGGCGTCGGTGCGCTGGGTGGCGGGCACGCTGGACAGGAGCGCGTTCAGCATGTCGTTGGTTTGCGATTCCAGCGTGTAGCGCTTGCGCTCCGTGGGCACGTCCACCATGAAGGAAAACTCTTGCACGGCTTGCGAAGCCATGATTTCGTCGGCGTCGTGCAGCATCTCCGCGATGGCGTTGCGAACCGCTGGAACCGCCACCGACACGGTTTGGACGGGGGGAACAAGCCCGTCGTCAAAGGGGTCCGCTGCCGCCATTGCAATTGAAGCGCCTTCTGCGCCTTCTGCGCCTTCTGCGACCAATGCCGCAGACGGCGGAGGCCGTATGTTGATGCGTTCAATCGGCAGGTGTTCCGGCAACCCCTTGAACCCGAAATCAATGTAGATGACTTCGTTGTCGGGCGCGGTGGTGAGTTCAATCATGTCCTCGCCGTCTTCTAAATTGGAAATGCGGGCGGTGATGACGGTGGGGTGCTCGCCGCCAAAGTAAATGTCAACCCATGTGTTGGGCAGCAGCCCGTTCTGGCGCGCGTACCCCGGCTCGGGCGCGTGATCCAATATGTTGATATTGAAAATGGACTCGTCGGAGAAGGACCCCGTTTCCGGGTTAATGGTCAGCGTTCGCGTTATCATTGTATCGGCGTCAATGAGACGAAGCTTGTCGGCATCCAAATAATCAATCACGTACACGTGGTTGTTCAAGTCCTGGTTTTTAGCCTCAATTTGAATAATGTCGCCCAGCTTTAAAGAATGCACATGTTCTTTTCGGGCTTGAGGATGAGACATTGTATACAATTAAACAAACTTATAAAATATCCGGATTGTATATACCTTAACATACCTTTCTATTATATTTTTTATTCAAAATAAAATATAACGATACGATACGATACGATACGATACGATACGATACGATACGATACGATACGATACGATACGATACGATACGACCCGGATCCATGTCTGCAAAACCTAAAAAACGAATTGCGCCCACTTTGGTGAACGAAGCAGTACTTCCCGCCACCAATGCGTTTGAGGCCGCCGCCAAAAAGAAGAACCCGCTGGAAAATGCGGCCGACTTGATTGCAATGCGATACGGCATTTCGGGGGAAGCTCCTCAAATCAACGAGGATGTGTTTGCACAGAATCGCGCCATTGGAAAAAAAGTGATCCCGCTGAAAGAATACTTTGAGCAAACCGCGAAAGACTTCAAACAAAAGGAGGCACTGCAAAAAGAAGAAGTCACGCGAAAGAAACAAGAGAACGCGAAGCTGAGCCCGTGCCAGCGCAAGCTGAACACGCTGCAACGAAACATTGACGGCTACATTCAATCATGCGACCCCGCGTTTTCCAACGAAGCGATGATTGAAATGATGGATCAGGCACGAACCAAGGCACGAACCAAGGCACGAACCAAGGCACCCGCCAAGGCACGAACCAAAAAAAAATCAAGAGCGTCCAATAGAACGTCGTCATCCCGGTTGTCGTCCGCGTCAAAAAAAGGAGGTTGCCGATAATGCATTTATGAAAGTAAGTTAAAGACATGTGCGTCAATAATGCTAAGATTAGATCACAATGCAATCCGCTGTTGTGCCTTGGACCCACGATTTGAAGCGCGCCGGACCCGACATTTTGCGCGCGTTCAGTCTCATGTTTCACGACCCCGAAAGCGACGAACTTCAAACCTTGTTGCATAAATCAAACCTGACGAACAAGAAATGGAAGAGCGGCGCCAACGTGCATTCCATCCTGAAATACACCACCGGCGCGGTCAAATGCGACGAGCTGCAAACCATCGGGCTTCTGCGGTCGGTTGTTCTGGATCAGCACGGTAAAATCTTGGCGTATTCGCCGCCCAAATGCGTGAACCCCTCTCCAACTGAATTGAACGGCCGCTATTCAGACGACAACATCGTCGTGGAAGAGTTCGTGGAGGGCACGATGATCAACCTGTTTTATTATAAGCCAAACGGTCAAGAGGACGGCGCGGAATGGGATCTGGCCACAAAGAGCTGCGTGGGCGCAAAGATCGTGTTCCACTCGGTGCAACCCAATGCCGAGCCCGAGCCCATCACTGAAAAGAAGACATTCCGGCGCATGTTTTTGGAGTGCATGAATGCGGCCGGGTTGGAGTTTGACGCGCTGCAAAAGGACTGCTGCTACAGCTTTGTGATGCAGCACCCGAACAACCACATCGTGCGCCGCATAACCGAACCAACGCTGTACCTGATCGCCGTGTACAAGGCCGACAACGAGAACCTCGTCGTGGAGGAGCAGTGCCGCGACGAGCACTTGGCCCGAATCAATGCATCCGGCAACAGCAACAGCAACAACAATGAAAAAACCTTTGTGCGGCTGCCGCTCCAATTCACCGACGTCGGTCTGAGCGTGTTGCAAGACATATACACGTCGCTGAATGCGCCCTATGACTTCCCGGCGCTGGTTTGTCGCGAGCGCAGCACGGGGGCACGCTTCAAGTTTCGCAATCCGAACTACGAGCGCATTAAAAACCTGCACGGCAGCGAACCCAAGCTGCAGTTCCAGTACCTGTCGTTGCGGCAGCAGGGCAAGGTGAAGGAGTATTTGGTGCTGCATCCCGAGCACCGCGACGCGTTTCAGAAGTTCCGGGACCAGCTGCACGCTTACACGACCCAGCTGTTTGCAAACTACCTCAGGTGCTACGTCAATAAGGAGCGCCCTTTTCCCGCCGAATTCAAACTGCACATGACCCAGCTGCATGATCTGTATTTGAAAGAACTGCGCGAAAAAAAGGAGCACATCACGCTGGGCAAAACAATTGCCTACATGAACGGGCTTTATCCGTCGCACCAAATCTACGCGCTGAATTTCGGGGTGCGAAAGGCTTGCGAAAAAGAAAAGCATGATTGAACTTGGTTGCACGGTGATGTGTCCGAAATAATGCTCATGAAAAAATGATAATTTTTTTAATTTTTGGGTTATTGCATCAAATATTAAAATACGAGTCAAAGGGGCAGGAGGGCTTACGGGACGCAATGCTTGGCACCTGGGTTCCCGTTAACGGTGGATCTGTGAAATCAGGGATTCAAACACGGCCGCCGAATCCCGCGCGGCTGCAATCAAATACGTGTGCACAATGTCCACGTCCGTCGGCGCACGGAATGCCAGGCGGATCATGCTGTGCGTATCGTGCGGGTGGTTTTTGCGAAACCCGCAAAACGAAACCGTCTTGCTGCCAGCGTAATGATTCGTGTGAATGAAGTATTCAATGCACTTGCCCATCGTGTAGTCCTCGTTTTGCAGCGTCACATCGTATCCGTTGCTCAGCGTGGTGTCGGACGGCGCCACATCCACGTCGCCGCTGGCGTTCTCAATATCCGCGATCATTTTCTTGCATTTTTCAACGAGGAGCAGGCAAGCCTTGGTCACAATCTCGGGGTTGGAATACACCCCCACGGATTCAATGATGAAGTCAAAACTGTCTGGGTTAACATATCTATTCGCCTCCATGGTGAACCAGTTCTTCCTTTCAAACGCAATGGTTGCGGCGTCGTTGCCGTCGCGCTCCAATGTCTTTGCGCATTCGGCCCACACCTTTTCGGCTGCTTCCACATTGGGGGTCGCGCAATACGCGCACGTGCTCACCACATTGTACATGCCGTCCATGCGCGCAGTGCCCACCCCGATTTCGGCGGTCAACGCCAGGCGCTCGCCTTCCACGAATTGGGTCAGCCTCGGCATCAGCCGCACGATCAGAATGTAGCCGCCCGTAATGGTGTCGGGCGGAAAGATGCGCCGCACAACGGACTCGCTCAGCTCCTTGCCCGTTTTCACGTTGACCATGCGGAAGTCCTTGGTTGTCGCGTATTCGTTTGCAGTGCCCGTGTTTTGCACGTCCAACACCACGCGGTAGTCTTCCACGTTGAAGTGCTCAAAATCGGGATCATTCGCCTTGAGGTGGATGGGAATGCAGCCCATGCGCTGCTTAATGATTTCATTGTTCAGACGCGTGGTGTTAGCCGTGATGTCCACGCGGTTCTCGACGTGCGGCAGCGTGCGGAAACAGAACGTGGGTATGTCGGCCAAGATGGTGCGCCTAACGGCATTGGCCAAACTCACGTTGATTTGACTCACGGTAAACCGGAGGGTGCCGTCATGATCCGTGAACGATGCAATGATGGGTTGTTGAGGCATATTCGGTGTATGTAATTGATGTATTGGGTTGTCTGTAATACATTAATTGCGCATTATTTATAAATCAATTTTATCGGAAAACCTACGGTTTTCCGAACCTTTCCCTCACCGGGGAACCTATAGTTCACAAGGCACATCGCAGTGCCTTTGGCTGCGTTTCGCCCCGAACCTTTCCTCTTTATCCGTTTCGCAGCATGAACAGCCCCAGCAGGATGAGCGCCAGCCCCGCGTAATTCACCGGCTGTTTCAACCGCTCCCCGTACATGAAATACGCAAACAGCGTCTCAATGAGCGCCGAACCGCCGTCCCACATGGCGTTCACCCAAATGACGTCCTTCAGCCGCAACATGCGTATCAAAAAGTAAATGACACCCGCATATCCCGCGCAGCCTTGAATGAACAAGGGGACCCCGTCGGAGGAACGCGCGTACGCTTTGAACTTGAAATCGCCGTACACTTCCACCAGGCACAGCAACAACAGGTTGATCCATGGACTGTTCAAACCGGTTGAATTGAGTTGAAACATTTGGATTAGAGAGATATTACATTAATGGGACAAATTAATGCATTATGAATCGTTTCAAAATTTTTGAGGGGTTTAAGGGGGCGCTTGTCGCCCCATTATTAGTTGGACGACGGCAGCGGCGCCAAGCACAGCTTGATTTCCCCCAGGCTGGCCACGTAGTACTTGACCACCAGCGGCAGGTCGTTCTCCAGGTACATTTCAATCTGGCTGCACAGGTTGGTGCACTTGATGAAATAGCCCAAGTTCTTCAGAGAGAACTCGCCCTGAATGATTTTGTTGGAGTCCTGCTTTTGAATGAACTCCATGCTGCCGTCGGTCTCCACGCGACGAATCTCCGACGTGGCAAACTGCCCCGAGCACCGGAAAATGAGCTCGTTGCCCACCGACTTAATCTCCAGCTTCTCCGAAATGCACGACATGTCGCGAATGATCTTCTGGAAATCGGAGGACGGCAAGTTGATGACGGACGAAAACACCACGTTGGGCTCAATGAACTCCTCGGGATCGGGCTCAATCAGCCGCAGCTTCTGCGTCTTGCACTGCTTAATGTCGCCGTTCTCAAACTTCAGGCCGAGGAACGACACGATGCCGTCGTTGTAGTCCTTCTTCTCAATGTAGAGCGTCAGTGTGTCGTCGTTGTCTATGGAATTGATCAGCTTGAACAAGTGGAACATGTTGACGCCGATGATGATTTTTTCCATGTGGCACTCGTAGTGCTCAAAATTCTCCGCACCCAGAAACAAGTGCGCCAACATGGTGTGCGACTTGTCCATGTTCACGATGCGAATGCCGTCCTTTTTAAACGTGATGTTGGTTTCCAGCAGGATGTCCTTTAGCGCCGTCATCAGCGTGCGAAAGGGCGCAATTTGCACGGTCTTGATGGTGAGCACATTGTCGGCATATGCATTGTTGGCATTGGCATTGGCATGTGCGTTCATTTTCTGATTCACGCTGATTGGATTGATTTAAACAATATTCAACAATATTCTTTAAATGCTTATGCAACGGAATTATTAGTTGAACGCACCCCCATCAAGATTTACCCCATCAAGTGGTATTTGGAAAGGACCATGGCGCCCAGAATCAGAACCATGGCGGCGTAGTCGTCCAGCGTGGTGGGCAGATTCAGCCAGAACGCGTTGGACAGCACCTGCCCCAAGAAATCAAACACGTAGGAGGAGAGAGACACTTGAGCGGCCGAAAGGAACCAGTTGCCGATGCGGTTGGACGGAATGACGAACATCCACTCAATGGTAGCCCAAAACTCGGCGGTCATAATCTTCTTAATTGTGCCGGCGTCCTTCATGCCCGGCGTGGTTTGCATGAACAGCGCTAAATCCATTGTCACCATGATGGCCAGATTTAGAAAAATCCAAAACAACAACAGACCGATGGAAAATTGATGCTTCATTTTAAAAAAATGTTGATGTGCGCGATATATATTATATACATATATTATATATCCCATTGCACATTATATATTCAAGTTATGTCTAGTCCTTATCCTTCCGGGCCCTCCGCCGGCCCTTCTTCCAGACCCTCCGCCGGGCCTTCTTCCAGACCCTCCGCCGGGCCTTCTTCCAGACCCTCCGCCGGGCCTTCTTCAGGTCCCTCTTCAGCCGGCACTGATGCCGGTAAAACCCCCCTGAATTATTTACTTTGGTTGCTGGCGTTCATTTGCGCCCAAGCGTCGTCCATGTGGGGTCAGTTCGTCACCTTGAAATTCCCCAATATGGGCATGTTTGCCGCCTACAAAATGGCCATCCCCTTTGCGTGGCTGGATTGGCTGTTCATGTCCGTGGCTGTCAACATTGGCGACAAGTACAAGCTCGTGACTCCCACTCAAGACACATTCACCCTCATCACGCTGCAATTCACCGCCATTCTTATCATCAACCACTTTTATTTGCACCAGCCGTTGTTTAGGAGCGACATCGTGGCGTTCTTCATGATCCTGTTCGGCTTCGCCGTCAGCTTCAACAACATGCTGTCTAAAGTGCTGGGTCGCCCGGTTCCCACCGTGACGCCTGCTGTAACTGGAGGGCCTTCCAAGACTCCCGGTCCTAGTCCAGCGCCCCTCATTGCACACAAGGGCGACCGCAAGAAGGCCAAGCTGCTCAAAAAGATTTGGGGCGTGCAACCCACCAACGACTACTCGGCCCTAACGCAGAACTGAAAACGCAGAACTGAACCAAAAGACGCAGAACTGTTATTCATGTTATGGTTTAACCATGACATAAATTAAATCAAAATGAATTAGCGCCTTCTGGACTTACGGCCACTACGTTTACCACTTCGCTTATGGGCACTTCGCTTCTTATGCCTTCTGGTTCGCCTTCCTCCTTTGGTGGAAAATGTGTTATTACCCATCACATAATGGCTAGCATTGCCAGATGCTAAAAAATGTTTATCTGCAACTAAACTTTTGACTTTTGGCATAATTGATTTCACATTGAATGTTGAAGTGCGCATTAATTGTTCTCTTTGTTCTCGGTTTTCGGCTTTCATTCGGTCGTCGTCCTCTATCTGGTTGTATAATTGTTGTTTCTTATATTTTTTATTTTCCATCTCTCTCTCTCTCTCTCTCTCTCTCTCTCTTCTTTTGTCTTCATGGTACTGAAACATACGGTACAAATCGACCCTTGACACGTCGCCTTTCGCTTCTATTTCAGCCATATGATCAGCCAGATTATAAGATGACATTAGTGTTGTTGTTATTGGTTATACCATTACCAAATATTTTTATTCATTTAACATTTTATGCATACAGCTTCGTGGACGTCTCCTCTCCTGTCACGCGCTTAATGAACGAGTCGCCGTCCAGCAGCTCCTTCAAATTGTCCATGTGTTTGTCCCGGTGCCGGAACAAGAAATTCACGATGGCCGACATGGGCAGCTGCTTGTCCTTGATCGCCGCGTAAAACGTTTTGAACGCGTCCGTCGTGGCTTCCGCCGTGGCATAGTGCTTGCCGCCCAGCATGTCGCGGAACAGCTTCTCTATCTCCGTCCGGCTGGGGTAGTTCAGCTCCACGATCAAGTCCGTGCGGCCCTGCCGCAGCAGCGCGGGGTCCAGCTTCTCGGGGTGGTTCGTCGTGATGAACACGATGAGCCCGTGCTTGAACAGCACGCCGTCCAGAATGTTGAGCAGGTTGCTGAACGTGAAACTCGGCGTCTCCACCGACGTGCGCTTCTCAAACAAGCAGTCAATGTCCTCCAGAAGCAGCACGGTCTTGGGGTCTATGTGCGGAACCGAGCTCTGAATCGTGGCGTTGTCCATGTCGCGGCTCATGCTCATGATGCCCAGATTGTAGTGGATCTCGTTGCACAGCGCCTTGATCAAGCTCGTCTTGCCGCTGCCGGGCACCCCCGTCAGCAAGTACGTCTTTTTATACGGGATGCCGAACGCGTCGTACTCATCCTCGCTCTTCAAAAATTCGCGAATGTCGGCCATGATGCGCTCCTTCACGCGCTCGTCCATGTACACCGTGTTCAGACGGCGCACGGGGATGCGGCTATACGTGTTCCACTCGCTGTATTTGTTGGTGACGGAAATGCGCAGCTTCTCGTCGCTGGTGTTGTCAATCTCGCTGGCCAGCTTGTAGAACTCCACGAAGGACGCGGGGGTCGGGGTTCGGACCACGAGCCGGCGAAAGTAGGTGATCCCATCGCAGCTCGTGGTTCGCGTCTTGCATTCCTCGTGGAAGTCAATCTCAAACGCGTGCTTCTCATCCTTAGCATCCGTGAAAATGTAGTCGTATTTGCCGAGCCCAATGCTCATAAAGAGATAATTGAGCGGGTCGTGCAACATGGATCCCCGCATGGCTTCTAATTTCTCATTCGCTTTTTCATTCGCTGCAACCGCACTTTTCACGGCATTGTATGTTCGCATGTTGAAGTACTCGTGCACTTCCATGCGCAGTGGCACTTCCGGGTTTGATCGCGTCTTCAATGTGGCCGCGTGTCGGAACAAATACGACAGCACGCGACTCTGATAATACTTCGGAATCTCGTGTGCGTGAAGGGCCTCGGCGATAGCGGTCTCAGTGGCCTCAGTGGTGGTCATTGGATTATGGGTGGGTTATCATACCTCTTCGCAGAATCTTTAACTGTGTTTGCAATAATGTATATTGGTTGGATGTTCATTTTTTTTTGTTGGCATATGTCAATGCCAATGTCAGACATCATGGAAGAAGATAAAACCAATGAAATGAGCCCGTCGCTTGAATACTTGTTGCGGCGAACGGGCGAAGAGTGCGAGGCATGGTCCAAGCTGCATTTGATGGCTCACAAGAAGTTCAAACACAGCGAAACCATGTTTAATTTGCCAATCATAACGATCACTGCCTTCATCGGGTTCGTTTCAGGACTGAACGTGAGCTACGAATACATCCACATCATTCTCGGAGGCATGAGTTTGTATGCCAGTCTGCTGAAAAGCTATTTTTCGTATTTGAGAATCAGCCAGAAGAGCGAGAACCACCGCATTGCGTACATACAATACGGCCAAATCGCAAATGAAATTCGGATAGAAATGGCGCTGGAACCGTCCATCCGCAAACCGGTGAGCATGCTGCTGGACCTCGTGCGCATCAAAATGAAGAACCTGAACGAAGTGTCTGAAATTATAGACAATTCCATTATTGCTGAATATCTCTCAAAACTGGAAAGGAACCACCCCGAAAGAAACATGCTGCAACTGTTCGTGAGAGAAAGGATCGCCGACCAAGGCGGTCACCCGCACGATATTGGACTCGGACAACCCCACATTCTGAAACTGGCCAATCGGTTTGAATCCTACGCGGACATTGAAACCCGAGTCATGCAGTTGCCCAACGCCAGACGCAGCATGTCGTCCGCGTCGCAACACGTTGACACCAAGGCAACTTCATCGGAAGTCGGGTCCAGCGCAAGCGACGACGACGACGACGCCGTTTCGGGGATCATGGTGTAAATTGTGTATGTGATTTGGTATTTTTCTTGAATTTCTCTCTGATTTGTATCCCCTTCTTCAAGGGGGTTTGAGGGGGGACGCATGTCCCCCTTCTTTAGTACTCCGGCGTGTGTTTTTTAAACAAGCACCCGTGCGGAGTTATGCCCACCACTTCTTTGATGACGGCCGCATTTTGAAACTTGCAGTTTGCCAACCACACCTTCACAATGCAGAAGTTCTTTTTGGGTGATATGGTGATGCCATTCACCGCGGGCAGCAGCCCGTTGTTGGACGAAATACTGTTGCCCACCAACACGTATGTCAATTGGCGCCAGCAATCTTGCACGTCCTTGTTGCTGACCTTGTATGAGAAACACCCGCCATTCCGGTTTCTAACATCCTCCCATATGGGCGTAATGCCCTCCCTCATTAAAAACAGCATGCAGTTCATGACCAATTTGGGGGGCAACATCTCGGTCACGCTGACCGCTTGTTCCACCGTGTTGAAGTCATACAACTTGATGTAGCTTTTTAAAGACCAATCCGTGTCATGCGGCAAATGACACCACAGCGTCCACCCGCACGACAGCGCGTGATGAGAACTGCTCTGATCGGCGGCTGCAGCGGCATCGGTAGAGGTAGAGGTAGAGGAAGATGAAGATTCCTTCATGTTGTTCTCAATACACATGAAGTGTGTTCATCTTTTAAATTGATTTGATTTGTAATAATTTGTGGTATGAAATTTATGTCTATTGGCGTGACAATGCCATTTTCATTTGCAATCCGCCGTGCGATTGATTCCCGTTCCTAGACATAGACCTAGACCCCCGCTGCAATTGCGCAATGTACGCACTCAGCCATTGCGGAACCGGCAGGCGCATGCGCTGCAACTGCATCAAATACAGGTTGATATATTGTGGCAACACGAACGGTTTGACGGGCACGGGCACAGGTGCTGGTGCTGGTGCTGGTGCTGGTGCTGGTGCTGGTGCTGGTGCTGGTGCTAGCGCCGGAAACACGCACGCATCGGGGTTCAACGGCGTGCCCGATGTCAGGCTCGTGCGCTGCGTGAATCGCCCCACCCGTTCCCGGCAGCACACGTCCTTCAGCAAGTGCTTCCACTTATACGACGACGCAGGGTTGGCCTTGAGGGATTCCAAGAGACTGTGCGTGAGCGCCCCAGCGGCTTGACCGCCCAAATACGCGTCGGCGCTGGTTTGCGTGTCCTGGCACCCGCTGATGCAGTACACTTCCCCCGCGGTCTTCGCGTGCTGCTTAAACTCGTAACTAGTTTGACGCAGCGCCCAAGCATTGGGGTCGTACGCGGACGGCATCGGCGCTGACGCATTGATCAAATCGCTGGTGTCGTCGTATTTGTAGCGCAAGTCGCAACCCGTGCCGCTGTGACACATGTCTAAAATCGCGTACAAGCGAACACCGGCTGGCACCAGCGCGGCAAGGGACGACCGGATCACATCGTCGGTGATGAGCCCGGCTTGGTTGTAATCCAGCGGACAAATGCAGGAGTCGGCGCCGCTCTCTTCGTCGCCGTTAGTGTCGCGCTGCAGCGAACCGTGTCCCGAGTAATGGAACCAGAGCTCGTCGCCGGCGCGCGCGCCTTGCAGCAGTTCTTTGAACGCCGCCAAAATGTTCGCCCGCGTGGGTTTGCGGGCTGCCACGTCGCTCAACACGATGCACGACGCGGACGAGTAGCCCCGCGCCGTCTGCAAATACGCCGCCACGTTATTAATGTCGTTGATGCACCCGCGCAGTTCGTTGGGAGTGCCCACGTAATTTATGCCGACCAAGAGCGCGCGTTTCATGATTGTATGGATTGGATTGGTGTAGGATCGGGTTATACCCTATGCCAATATTTTTTTCCCGCCCAAAAATTAATACAATAGGCGCACATGATAATCATCGTCCTGCACAAACCCGTCGCTCGCCGGGTATTCGCTGATTTTGTAAGCAGCCATGTTTGCAAATCGGTAGCTGGCTTGGTTGCTTGGACGCGAATAAAGGTTGGTCTTTGATATGTAGAACATGGACACCAGCTTTATTTTGTCATTGTGCTCAAGGGGTTGCGAATCTCGCCGCAAAATGTAGGTGTCGTTGCCGCGCACATGATGCGCGTAATTCAGCACCAGCAACTCCGTCATGTGAATCCTCAAAATTTCCTTGTATTCTTGCTTCAACAAATTCGCGTACATTCGCTGCATTTCATTGTTGACGGACATGGGGGATTATCTTATCTTATATATTGTATTTAATAATATTCACAACAAAATGAATATTATTGCCCGCGGTTGTGCGCTGAATCAAATTAATCCAGAGTCATGGACTTCAAACCCTGCCTCGGTCACGCGCAAGTAATTGCAGGGTCGCAATGTTTGCAGCGTTGCGTCGTTGTCCACGCATTTAATGGTGTACCCGTCATCCGCGCTGTATTGAACCAGGTCAAGGTTGACCCCGTGATTTTTACGCATGAACCACTTCAAAAATGCAGGCTCCAGCAACTTGTTGCCGATTACGTAAAAATTGTCCGGACTGGATAAATCCAGCTCGTATTCGGAGCCGTCGCATTGCAGCACAATCTCCATCATGCGATGTTTGGCCGGTGCAAATTTCCTATCAAAGAAGTGCGAGCCGTCGGATTCACGCGGAAAGCCGTCGTACTTGATCACGTGCATGCACCGTGGTGAGTCACTGGCGGCCGTCTGCATCGTGGGAACTTGACACATCACAAAATCAAATTGCATTGCGTGATTCTCAATTCGCGCGAGGTCCTCCGCAATGAAGGCAGTGTCGTCGTCATCGTGTGATAATTCGGAAACTTCGGAATCGGTTTCGGAAACTTCGGAATCGGTTTCGGATTCTTCGGATTCTTCGCTTTGATGGGTCTCGTCGGGTTGATGGGTCTCGTCGGGTTGATGGGTCTCGTCGGGTTGATGGGTCTCATCCGTTTGAACGTCAATCACGTCATCGGAATCTAGGTCTAGGTCTTGGTCTTGCTCTTGCTCTTGCTCTTGGTCTTGGTCTTGGTCTTGGTCTTGGTCTTGGTCTTGCTCTTGCTCTTGGTCTTGGTCTTGGTCTTGGTCTTGCTCTTGCTCTTGCTCTTGCTCTTGCTCTTGGTCTTGCTCTTGCTCTTTTTCCACGCTGTCGGACAAATGTTGTATGAGTTTGAAAATGGATGAATACCGGTGCAGTTCCACCCCATCCTTCACCACGCACACGTAACAATGGTCGTCTTCCGCATCAACGTCGGATTCGGGGGGGCCTTTAAAAATGTGCTTCACAACAAATGAACCCATTACACAAATGCATGGAACGACGTAGCGAACCGTTAACCGCTTCGCGCATGTGAATGCCGACACGCAGCCCCAACCGATTTGAACGGCAATGTCTACCCAGTTTTCTGCGGTGAGTGATTTATACATGTATGCTCCTGCGCCCAACGCAACCACGGTGTAAAGTTGTGCGGAAATGAGCGTGCTCACTGCTTGCTCCGTGCACTGACCCGATGCGGTGCGAGTGCAATTCATTTTGGGGATTGTTAGCTG